CTTCGAAGCCATAACTGGACCCGTCGAGGTCTTGAAGACTCTCGGCGAGCTCCGCCCATTTCTGGTTCGGACGATAACCTTCCTCAACTGCACCTGGTCCATGCCTACCAAGCCCTAAATTCAAATCTTTCTCAAGATTTGGAAGTAGGAACGTGGTAACACGTTTGATGAGATTGATTCTGGATCGCTCAAAAGAGTTATCCTTAATCAAGTCATCGCATCTCCAAAAAGTACGTTTTGCAGCGATATCAAGCTTCTCTTCTTGATCATCACTACCGAGCGTCTTTTTGAAGAGGTAGCAGACTTCACGCAAGCACTTAACAATGCTTATGGGAGGCTCTGCTAGCAACAGACCAGTATTCGAATCGAACACTTCACGAAGCATACCCGAGAACAGATTCGGGATTGCTTTCCTACCGGGTTTTGAGAAACCGGGAGGACAGGTGAACCTTCCAGAAGATAAGCCATAGTCAATGGCTGATCCTAAAGAGGGAAGGGCAACGGAAACAAATCCGAAACCCTCGTGTTCAACTCTAGCCTTGATCCTAGAGTAATCTAGATCAAGTCCACACACTGAAGGCTCGAGCCTTGCTAAATCATTTAGCAGGGCTCGAAGGAGACCTAACGGACTTTTCATCCACTCCTCCTTGAGGTTGTGGATTCCGTGTCACGCCAGTGACTCCATTGAGTCGCAATTCAAGTTGTTCAAGTGCTGCTTCAGCAGCAAGATCGCCCAACTTTGCTTTCGCAGGGTTGGTAGCGATACGAGCCGTGAAGTAGGCTTTTCCGACAGGAATTGCAACCCCGATCACAGCGCCGCATACAGCGGCGAAGAATTCAGAGATGGTGATGTACATTTTAAGCCCCTTCCCAAAAGGATGGAGCTAAATGCACCACCCCAATGAATTCTCGCTCAACAGAATCAAGACTGATTCTGAAGAAGTTTGAGCGTTGTGACATCCGCATCTGCGAGCGTGTCGGTGAGGGCCTTGACAAGGGCCACCATGGCCGTATTGTCAAAGCCGTACGTAGGCACGAAGATCGTCAGAGAAGCAGTTGCTTCCTGATAAGCCTGAGTGCCAGACGTTGGCGAAGTTGCAAGCAGACGTTGTTTGATCTGCATGTAGTGCTTCGTCCCCGGCTTTTGCTTGGTGTGTTCGATGACCAACGACCAATTGTTGGTGTTGTCCTCGCGCACACTTCGCATGCCATCGAACTGGACCACAGAAAAACTGAGGGCCGGTGTCGGTGCAGCCGCAGCAACGGTAATGGGATCAACTAACATGACAAAGTCTCCAAGGTAGAGTAGCCAACCGCAGGATTGCGATTAGCGCTTACCGTACTTAGAACTAAGCGCGGTAAGGATGGACTGTTGGCCCGACGAAAGTTTCGTCGAGTCACGGCCACGCAGACTGCCCAGACTAGAAGCTGAAATACGTTTAACGTATTTCCACTTAAACGCGGCGGAAAATGCGCTGTCTTGAGAAAAAGACTCTTGATAGCCATTTCCATCGTGTGAGTAGCTTTTCGTCGTGGTTACTCTGGTTGTAAAGGTCAGGTTCGCTGTACCTTCAGAAACATAGGTTAACAGCGCCCAATTGACTAGGGAACGATCTGAGTGTATGTAGTTCATCATTGCTACATAATCACCAAGACCGCTAAACCAGTCAATAAGCCAAGTCCAAGGGATAATGTTGTATATATCCTCAGGACTTGCGTCCAGACCAAAGAGGCGAACGGTCAAATCATTCCGAAGCCTCGGGACATCCACTCTGGGAAAATCAATGTTACAGTTTACTGTAGCACGGATTTGCCAGCGATTGGAGTAAGGCCCCTCTCGACGGATTGGGGTCTCACTAGCAAATGTCTCACAACCAAAAGAAAGTACGCCCGTAACACTTCCGGAGCCGTAACGTACGGCGCGGAATGTCTGATCAAGACCCTGTCGTTCAATCAGTAGGTTAACCTGATTGGCGATTTTCTGAGGGATCTTGAGCATGTTGTTAATATCGTTGATAAGGGCTTTCCATGCAAACTGGTATTCCAGATATGCATCAGAAAGAGCCTTATCAAGCTTGAGCGCGAGTGG